CTAGTACCAAGTAAAAGAGCTGTTGTTAAAGGTCTACGATAACCTTCTTCATAAACTACGTAAGCACCTTTAAGAACAGGTGCAATACCTCTAAATGCACCTTTAAGAACAGAACCAACAACTGGAGCACTTAAAACTTTTCCTCCTACTTTTCCAGCAGCGGAAGTTAAAGCATCTAAAGGTTTATTTTGTTGAAAACCTTGATCTATTTGTGTTTTATCAACGCCAACTAAAGGTGCAATTTTTTTAGCAATACCCGTGGCTGCTTCATTAAAAGTGTCTTCCAACCAACGACTAATAATACTCAAACTGTTGTACCTTCTTTGTCATTAGTTAATAAGTTTAACACTGTTTCAAAATCGTTAGGGTTGTCCCATTTCATTTTAGCAAGATCAAAAGCTAGTGGTGATAATTCAACACCTAGCGCTGAAACTCCCGCATCAAAGCGATCAGCGAAAGATAACATTACATCACCTGGCTTTTAATATATCTAACCGCTAAACGAAAAGTATTTGAAACTTCTGGTGATTGTGCTTCTGCTTCAAGAAGAGGTAAAAATCTTGCAAGTTTTTGAAAATCTTCATTCATCATTGCTGCAGGATTAGGTAAACCTAATGCTTCCATTCCTGGACCTGCACCCATTTCTGCACCTGCTGTAACTGGTTCCCCAGGTCTAGCACTTTGTGCACTTAATGGTGTTAAAGGTTGTGAGGCTGCGGCTGATGCGAGGCCCGAAGGCATACCTGATTGTTCAATACTCGGAGCCGCAGCCAAAGGAGCAGATTGTTGCGCTTGCATCAATGCTTGTCCTTCTCCATAAGGGAGACCTGGAACGTACTTGGCTGCTTGTGTAGCGTCACCGCTTTGACCATTACCACCACGCGCATTAACATTCATAGGATTGTTTTGCGGTGCTGTTGGTCTCATTCCACCTCTTGCCATTTATATACGTCCTTAAATTAATTGTTTACTTTCCAGCTTTTTTTGGTGGTTTTCCACCTTTTGTACCAGATGGTTGTGCAGAGAACATTGTCTTTGACATACCTGGTTTTGCAATGCTTGGAACACCAGATTTTTTAACTGGTTGTTCGTATGCTTTTCCAGCAGAACCTTGGTTTGCTGGCTTCTTGCCGCCTTTGAATGATTTCATTCTTTTTCCTTTTTAGCCCGCAGGGACCATTCTTGTCACGCTACTAGATAGCGTGGGTTTACCAGAACCGGTTAATCCGGCTAGTAAAGATTGTAAAGGTGGTCTACCACCTGGTCCCACTTGTCCTGGCACCACACCACGTGGACCACCAGTTATTGCACTTAATCCTGAAGCACCACCGGAGGGAGCCTCACCTGCGGAACCGGGGACGGGTTGTTCCATACCAGGGGCTGCAGCCTCAGCAGAAGGTGGCGGTGCCTGAGGGGCAAACGCTTCCGCGATTACCTGCTCTATAGGTTGACCTTTTTGTCTACCCGCTATAACTGTTGCAATACGACTTAAAATTTCACCAGGATCTTGACCCTGTGTTGCCAATGAAGGAATCGCTTGAGCGTATCCACTTATTGCTGCAACGAGTGAATCGCGCAGTTTTTCTATTTCAATTTTTTGTTCTTCTTGTGTAACATTTATTTCCCAAGGCATCTGACGGCGGAGGAAGTCGCGGGAAATTAATTGGTCTCCGCGCGCTTGGAGTCCGAATACCAAAGCCTGGTTGGGGTTTAATCCGGCCATCAGTCCATAGGTGATATCAACCGTATAATCCCCATCAATATCTTTCTTGGGGGTATAGGTGATTTCATAAGGTGCGCCAGCATCTACGCCGCGCACAGTCTTTTCAATATTACCGAAAAGTTTTTCATCAAGTTCAAAGCAAAGTTCAAATACTTGTTTTAATGCTTCAGCTAAAACTGATTGTGCTGTTTTAACTTGTGTATCAAATCCACCCATAAGGGCTTCAACACCACGACCAGTAACAATAGAACCTTGGCTTACGCCTTGTCTACCTTCAGGGTAACGTGCACCCATACGCATTTCTTGATCAAGTATTGCTGATTCGGTAAATAATCCAGGGGGCACATTTAAATCAACACGTCTAATCTTTTCAGGAGATGCAGAACGTATAGTTGCGTCAGGTCCCATTTCAAGGACGTTAACATCTGCTGGCAGCGCAAAAGGTGCCTGAACAGATTTTTGTGCCGCCTCAAGTTGCAAAGTAGCAAAACGGGCACGTGCGACTTGTACCCAAAGAACATCATCAAACTGTCCGCGTTGTTGCTCATCAGAGTCAACACCAGGACGGACAGCGAAAACAACATTAAGTTTACCAAGAGGATTCTTAGCGCGTTGTAGAACATAGTTTGCGCGTTCAGGTAAGAAAAGAACTGTTTCATTCTTATCCATATAGCGCACAAGTTGAATAGGGCGCATAGAACCACGTTGTTCAAACTTACCAAGGATTACGGATTCGTATTCTGGGAAATCGTTAACAAGATCTTGTGCAGCTTTAATGTAAAGTTTTGTGTAAGACAACAGACGACCAAAGCGGTCAAACTCAGGATAAGAGTTAATAGGGTTATCTATGCGGATACGTGGGGCATTGTTTTCGTAATCTGCTTCAACAATAAAAGGTAAAGCACCGAAAGTAATATATCTATCGGCACCGGTAAACATTTCAACTTGTAGGCGTGAAGTGTCGCGGTAGCCGGCAGCAATCATTGTTCTCTTGTCGGCACGGGTACGTGCACGGTCAGATACAGCGTTAGTTGCTGAACAGTTAATAGCAGGCAGTGGTGCAATTACTTCAGCGATGTCTCTTGCGGCAACGTCAATAAAGTTTGCCACCATAGGTTTAGGGTATTCGGCTGGAAACAAACCAGGGAATACTTGGTTTATGTTTCCTTTACGTACCTCAAGTACGTCACCCCAACGGGCATCACGATTTGCGTAACGCTGTTTTAGTTGTTGATAGGCGTTAGCAATATCTTCAATCTTACGAGGCACTATTTATTTTCCTCTGGCTTTTTTAATAACTTGTTTAGCAACACCGCGAGCGGTGCGCATATCTTTTACCCCTACAAATCTTGCTGTATCTTTAACAATTTGCGCGTCTCTTTTAGTAGCAATTTTATCTGCTTTACGTGATACACGACCAACAGGGTTTAATCTTGCACTTTTACCTGCTTTAGGATTACCAGCAACTTTTGCTAATTCTTCTTTTTTAGGAATTAAATACTTGTTACCTTTTCCCCAAACATCCATTTTATCTGAATATTTAGTTCCTGTTTTAAAATATTTTTGTTCCATATATTCTTTACCACGTGTTCTAGCAGCGGCAGCAGTTTTTTTAGTAACACCAGATGCAACAACTTTACCTGCAACTTTAGCGCCAGCCGTACGAGCAAGTCCTGCGCCACCAACCATAGAAGCAACCTGTGCTGTTGTTTTACCAATAGCCTTTGCTTGCTTAGCAACATAAGTTTTCTTTTGTGCAGGTGTCATTGCTTTATATTTTTTAGTGTTGGCTTCTTGTTGTTTTTTTAATAAAGCAGCGCCACCACGATAGTCATTGTTTGTTTTTTTATTGTCTTTTTTTTGTGCCATATTAGTACCATCCTGAATTAACAGCACGCTGTTTGCGTGCATACTCTTCCAAATCAACAACTTGTCGTTTGGCTAAATCAATCGGTGTAGCAAAAGGGTTACGAACCCAAGTCTTACCGTAAGAACCCTGCTGGTTCACATAATCCCTTAATTGTGTTTCAGCAAACCATAAAGCCATCGGACCATCCTGCTTATTCTTAGTACCAGGAGACCAAGTAATCAACTGCTCAATAAGTGCTTTAACACCCTCAGACTCCGCTCGCGGAAACTCAATAAGAGCATTCCTAGCTGGCTTACCATCAGGACCATAAGAGCCAAACAAAGTACCAAGAGAAGCGACCCCGTATTCAAGGTCCATCTTGTTATTGCCCGTGTAATGTTGTACAAGACGAATACCCCTTGATTGCAAGAAAGCATTAATTTCTTCATCGCGAGTTAAAAACAATTGGAAAGCGTTCTTCTCAATAACCCAAACCGCAGGTTTATATTTCTCAGTCCAAGTAAAAATTATTTCACGAATACGCTGAGGTGTAGGAGCAGGCATACGGCTGGCATCCAACAAATAACGTTTCTTAGTATTACGATCACCACTGATAGCAACAGTGAAAGTGTCCCCAGACATTGCAGGGTCCATAGCACAAACAGTATAAAAACCAGAAACATCAGCAGGATAACCTGGGGCACCCGCAACAAGCGGACCACACCCACGCATACCATTAGCTGCGGCACGAACAAGTTCAGCAGAGAACACAGACTCAGATTCAACATCTTGCTGCTGGTAAACCATAGCCCAAGTTTTAGCATCCAAAACTGAGCGGCGTTGCTTTAGTCTAGTTCCATCCCATCTAGGGAAGAGGCCGTCTTTATCAGGATCCACAGGATCCCCAGACCAAGGCATATCAGACTTAGGCCAAAGAGTAATCCAATTTTCAGGTTTCTCATCAAACTCCAAAACTGCTGGCATCGCCAAATAAGTCCAAGGACTTTTACCTTCAGGGTACCTGTCATTAGTGCGAAGCTCACGGTACATATCAATCGGGTCAACCCGTGTACCAACAATTAATAATTTACCGGTAGGACCGATACGTGTTAAGACTTCCTGTTGAATCCATCTAATCTGTTTCTCGTACTCACCAGAGTTAGACAAAGTCACACAGTCATCAAGAATAATCAAGTCGGCGCGGGCACCGTAAATTTGCCCACCAATACCAAGAGCTTGAAGAGTTGGGTCTTTTTCGCCGGACTCACGTTCAATATAAATTGCGTCCTGGGTCCACTTATCAGACGTGGCCTTAAACCCATCAGCCGGTGCAAACCTACGTTGTAAGTCCACATAGAACGGGCTGGTCAAACGTTGCTTCACAGCATACAAAAACTCTTTAGCCATAGTCTGTGTCTTAGACACAACCTTGATACGCACATTAGGATCAACACAAATCCTGTAAGTAATATAATCAATAGACACTGTCATTGACTTTGCGTGCTCAGGAGGCATATTAACTAGCACATAGTTTTTGATACCCTGCTCAAAAAGCATAGAAGGATGCAACCAAGAAGGCGACTTATCCTCAATCAAATCAATAATGTTCTGCTGATGAGCAAACGTCTCAGACTTCATAAACTCTTTACGAAAATCCCTAAAAGACATATTCTTATCTTCATCAGAGATTTGACCACCCCTGGCTTTAAGGGCGCGAACAAGTTTAACTTCACGATCAAAATCGGGGTCAGACTTAGTATAATAATAAAAAGTCTTGGAGGACTTACCAACAGCTTTACAGGCATCCTCAACAGAGAAACCCTTGGCTATCATCTCAAGCAGCCTGGACTTAGACTCAGTAGAATCTAATGTTTTCCCAGCTGCTAAACGTAGATGGAGACTGTCCTGCTGTTTAGGCATAAGACTAGAAACTCCTCTAGGTAAAAGAATGGCCCGTCATAACAACTCATAAGGTAAAAAAATTTTTGTAAAAACCCCTAAGGAGCGAACCGAATGTAGTGAGTGAGCGACCTCGCTTCGCTTAGTCGCTGAGCGGAACGCCAGTGAAGCGAAGCTATCGGCCCATAAGGGCCTCAAGCTCGGTAGAGGGGCGGGGCTTTAAAAAGCCCCTCTACTATATATAAGGGTGGGAGTTTACAATTTCTCCCGCACCCTGTTTGACCTGCAGTTATACCCCCGTTTCTTGACACCCGACACGCCAAGATCGTACAAAACCAACCCACCAAGGTTTAGAAAAAATATGTGGAAAGAGAGTATATCCGATGTGTGGCGCGCATTTAATAACCCCCCGTCATAGATGTAAGTCTTGACGTGTAGTTGAGGGTTAGGGTTTACGGGGGGCACGCACGGGGGGCATAGTGCCCCTAATTTTGGGGCAATAACCATATTTACAGGACGCGTTCCGTTTATTTATATATGTATTAAGTTAGTTATGAGGGCGAGATGGACGACTATGTCT